GTTTCCCAGTCACGATCAGAGGGTTCTTCTTCCTCACTTGGTGGGGTTTCCTCTTCCTGTTCGCCCGTTGCGTTTAAGTCCGGTTTAACTTCTCCGTTAAGATCCGGCTCATCTTCGCCATTAAGCAGTTCCGCAAGTTCCTCATGCGGTTCAAGTTCGTCTTCCATTTTGTTTCCTAAAACGCCCGATATGGCGGCGGCCCTGGAGTTTAACGCCCGTTCAGCGGCGGCCCGTGTTACCTTCTGGCAACAAAAAACCCGCACTCAGGCGGGTTAATCTCGTGTATGTCATGGCTAATTAAGCCGGGACGGGTGATTCCATTATTTGCAGCGTTTCTGCCTGTGCTTTTTCAGCGGCTGCGAAATTCTTTGCAGCGTCTGATTTCTCTTTCTCAATTTCAGCTAAGGCTTTTTCAACCTGCAACCGGATTTGCATGTCCTGTTGCTCTTGCTGTTGTGCAGCAGCGGCAGGGTCTTCGTTACCTTCCATCATTTCTATGATTTTATCCTTGTCTCTAAGCGAAGAGGCCATGAATAGAACCTTCGGTGGAATAGGCATTCCAGATTGCGCCATTGCAGGGGCAAGTCTGGTTAACTCTGCAAACTGCTCTGATTGAATAGAAGCAATATCCGGCCCTGCTTCAATCGAGATATCAACGTCAATTTCCTCAACATTGTTTTCAATTTCTGCGATCTGTTGGGCCTCAAAAGAGAAGATAGGGTGAGAATTCACCTGCTGGCGAACTCCCTCAATATCATCGTCAGTTGCACCACGTTCGCGCATACGTTCTTCAGCCAGTTCCATTCTTGTCTTAGGCTGGTTTAAGCCAACGAAACGAACGCCCTTTTCATCATCTGTGACCCGAATCCATTTAGGTTCCGTCCAGTATTGACGGACAAGGTTCCAGATTGCCCTATAAACGCGCTCTTTAAGGCTTGTGGTGCGATCTGTGACAGGACCAAACTCACGAAGCCCACCTTCTGTTTGAGCGATTAGCGCCCTTCCTGACTGGCTTTGCGGCCCTTTGCCCTGCATCGAAGCATTCGGCCCCATAAGGTCAATTTCACCCTTGTACTCCTGAAGCAAACCAACATGGCCTTGCGTCATGTCAGCGGTGCTCAATACTTCGAACCCAAAATCAGGGTTTTTGATGATTACCCCATCAGGTTTGGCAAGTTCCTGCCTTGCTCCATCAATTCCACCGTGCTCCTCAGAAACAGCGCCATCTTCGGCAAGTATCTGTCTGGTTTGAACAAGATGCTGTAGCTTGGAATGCGCCTTGTTAATCATATCCTGCGGGGATATCAGGTTGCGGACTTCCCCATACCTATCCCCGTCCCGATCGACATAAGCCGATTGGAAGAACATTGGGCAAAAATTCTTGCCTTCTTCATCCGTGAACGGAACCTTGCGGTTACGGAGAACACCTGATCCGGTAAACTGACACAGCCACCAGTCACCATTGCTGATATAGTACATATGAACAATACGAAGCCGCTTTCTGGCCCCCATTGTTACCCATGATTTCTTTTCTGGCTGGTCTTCATATTCATCTGTCGCAGATGTTCCATGACTGCCTTTGGTAGTATCCAGAATATCCTTTTTATCAGGAAACCTTTCAACAGCGGTTGTGTGGTCTAGCCATTCAACACCGCCAAGATAACGAGCGTCGGAGAAGTCATGTAAGACTGAATGCGGGTCATAGAATAATCTATCCCATTTCCATGACACGCATTCGATTTCATTGCTAGGCTGGCCACCTTTATTCTTCTCGACAACGGATAGTTCTAATGCGCCATAGCCTTCGACCAGCATATTATCATGCACAGTAGTGAAGATTTCATCCAGCTTGATTGTTTCTTCAACATAGCGAAGTGCGTCCGTTGCCGCTTGAGCAGCTTTTTCGTGCTCTGTGGTTCTAGGAAGCGCTTTAGGGTCTGTCCTGCGGTCTACCTCAATTCCGGCCAAATGGTTAATCTTACGAGCAACGCGGTTTAGGGTTGTAGGCGGCTGATTACGTTTAGCGAGAACTTCTAATTCCTGCGCAGTATATTGCTTACCATCGTAATAATCTCGCGCCTGTTCGCCTTCTTTGCGCTCGTCGCGTGATGCCTCGTCCGCATCAAAGAACATACGGTGCAGCTCTGAAAGCCCTGTCTCTGTCATGCGGTTTTCCAATTGTTAGATTGTTCTTGTTGTCTCCGCATCTTAGTGCGGTATTTGTCTCGTTTTGCCTTCTTAGGAACAGCCTTACTTGACCCTGTAAGCATCTTGTCGAGTAACTGACCTACTAAACCCAATGCGTCCACTTGGTCGTCGTAAACACCAACAGGAAAGCTAAGGAGCTCCGATAGTAAATCTGCCAGCCAAGGTGCGTCTGAACTCACATAAAGTCCGTTCAACGCCATCCTACCCCTAATAGATTGCGCTCTGATTGCCTTGTCGCCTCGTGTAGGGAAAGCCTCGCGATGAACAAATGCTTTCTTTTCGCGCTGGCGTTTCTTGAGAAAAGGCCCAACGCCGGATTTGATTTGTCCTGTTTCTTCTGCCCAGCCTATTGGCTTCCATTTCTTCACAAGGTCGCAGAATGCGTCTACCCATTCATCAGAAGCGTTTTGACCACGCCACAAATCGAGTAAATACAATCGGTTTTCAGGATCTACGCCAACAATAACGTGGACTGTATAATCTCCACCTTTAGCGGTAACTGCATAGTCAGAAGCGCCATAAATGCGCATAGTCTGAACATCCGGCAGTGAATGAACTTGCTTTACCCACTCACGCTTAAAATAATCGCCCTCTTCTGGGGATGGACTTTGTTGATAAAGAGCGGACCAATCTCTGGGGCCAACCGCTTGCTTAATCTTCTTTAATGCTGCAACGTCATATTGCTCAGGCCAAAGCGCCTCACCATCTTCGTCTATAGCCGGAAGATTTAGTATCTCCCAACCTTCGTGCTGGTGGTCTTCCAGAAGCCACCCGCTTAAATCATCCTCATGCCAGCGTGTTTGAATGATAACAATTTTACCACCCGGCATTAATCGAGTGTAAGCAGTTGAAGTGTACCAATCCTTGATCTTGCGCCTAACCGTCTCTGAATCCGCTTCCTCGCGGTTCTTTACAGGGTCATCAATCAATAAAAGATGAGCGCCACGTCCAGTTAATGGACCCCCAACCCCAACCGAAAAGTAAGCGCCGTTCTGATTGGTGCTGAAGTCATCTTCCGCTGTAATGTGGAAGCGCTTGGCGCTTGTACTATCGTTTCTAATCCCAACACCTGGGAATACCGACTGAAACGCCGGGTCTGCGATTTGGTTTCTAACCTTTCGCCCAAAGTCGTCTGCAAGCTCTTGCGCATAAGTCGCAGCAATCACATAATGCTCTGGATTCCGGCCAAGATACCAAGCAGGGAAGAATTCACTAGCCAACATGGATTTCCCATGCCTTGGCGGCATGAATATCATCAACCGCTTGCAATCGCCGCGCTCTACTTCCTCCAGCTTACGAGCAATAAGCCTGTGATGGAATGCATCCTGATATTGGGGCCATTGATATGCTGAATACGATATGAGCCTGGAAAAGGCGTAATCTTCAGCTGTCAGCTCGACCTGCGGCTGCAACGGCTGCGTCCTTCTGTTCTTTTGATACGATACTCAACTCACCTGTATGGCTATGTTCTTTTTTCTCGCGCCACTTTTCAGGTTGTCGATTAGTAAGCCATAACTTAGCGGCACCAGCATCACCCTGAACATGCTGCTTCAGCGTCATGATTTCATATTTACCGTCCTCACCTTTGATTGCTTTTTCAAATAAGAGCACTTCGCCTTTGGCTCTTCGGTAGAGACTATCGGCTATTTCTGCGTCTGCTTGAACCTTGCCTTCATTGAGTGAGTGTAAAAAAGCGGGATATTCGTTCTTCCAGTTGTCTATGGTTTTCTTGCAGACCCCGAAAAAGTCAGCAACTTCCTGATCAGTACAACCCAACAATGCAAGCTTTCTGGCTTGGTCATTCATTGAAGGGTCATACTTGGAATCACGGCCCGGACCTGGAACAGGAAGCGCCATTCACTTAGTCCTTTTTATCGGCTTTCTTTGAAGCAACGCGCTGAACGTCTTTGCAAATGTCGCGAACGTCCATCTTGTCCATTTCAAATTCTGCCGCAATGGCGCTGAGAGCCTTACCCGATTTACGAGCAGCAATGATGTCTGAGTTTTTTACTTTTGTGTCGGTCATTGTTTTCTCCTAATGAACCTATTGAATCGTTGGTTTTGATTTACCTGCTATTTCCATAGCTATTTTTACGTGTTCCGGTGGATCTTGTTGGGAAAATCTCTCTAGTCATCGTCTTACGTATCCAATCTGGTCTAGTTTGAATTGAGCCAGGATCGAATTGCCATCCTTGTCTATTATTCCAGTGTCGTAAGGCTCGGAATCCGGCTCAAATATCGTTAGGCCGTGAAGAAGCATTGGAGTGCTTTCCATCCATGACTCTGATTTAGGAGCAGTGAAATAGCGTTTCATTTTCCACCCTGAATAGCTTGAACCAGTTTCAAATGCTCACCCTTTGGTATCTTGTGGAATGTTGATGGATTTAAATACTGGTTCAATTAGCGTGGAAGTCCGTTTACCATGTCGCTGCGGACAAAGTACAAATACCCCTTGCCCATCTTTTCTGTTGTGACGAAAGCATTCACGGTTTTTCCCTTTTTCTCCCAATAACGTTCAATGCGCCGCGCCAAAGCATCAGCGCCACTCTGTGTGAAGTGGTCTGCCATTTGAGTTTCCTTTGTTGAGAAATAGAAAAACCCCGGTCACTGATTTAGCGCCGGGGCTGTAATGCCAGATCAAAGACATTACGAGGATTATTGATAATAACCTACCCCCGCCGTTTGCAAAGCAGTGACGAACGGGGGCTTGAATATTCGCTGGCGATCAACTCCAGCGGCCCTTGGAAGGGACTTAATCGCGGATACTGAAGTAGAGCCGCCGACTTCGTTAAGGCCGTAGCCTTGATGGGTATTGAGCAGGTGTTAAGCAAATTCTGCTTTACGCTCGTTGCGGGTTACCTAGTACCCTGATCCATTACTGAATTCGCCCAATCTCGTTAGGATATTGCTATCCTGAATTTATGCTGGAACAACCTCGACCTTTAGCCATTGTGGCCGCATCATTTCATCAACGCGGTTTTTGATCTGCTGTTCCAGTCCTGTGTGACGGGCAACTTCTATTTTATGCCACGCCTTGAATTCTTTGGTTTCTGCCATGCGCTGAAATGCAATGCGTTTGTTTTGGTGCTGGCTTCTGGTGTCGTCTGACTGACCTACTGCCCCGCTATCTTTGTGTACGCACCTAACATGGCTTGAGGTTTTATTTCTCTTCTGGCCGCCTTTGCCTGACCCTCTTGTATAGGACCATTCACAGTCGGAAGCAGTAACGGAAAATAGGATTTCTTTGGTCATCTTCTTAGCCGCTATCTGATACGCATAGCGATATTGTATGGTTTTATACTCAAGTGGAGCATAAGTGTCAAGTTGGAGGAGTTTTGTCCCCAAATGGGATGTAGTGGCTATTCATATAATTGTGAAGGAGCGCCTCGTTCCATTTTGCGATTGCTGCCTTATCAAGGGTGGTGTCAATCTCTTCCCATTTAAACGGGACCGACTTCCATTTGACTATCCTAATTGTTTGCGGTGTGGCTGCTTTATCCTTTGGGAGTACCCCCGCAAAAGGTGCCGCCAACAATCCGAATAGAATGCTACGCCTCTTCACCGCTCACCCCCATAATATTTCACCAATGCCTTTACTCCGTGTCTGAACTGTCCAAATTGAACCGTTGACCAGTTTTCAGTAGAATGATCGAGAATGCAGACGTTATAGACCGCCTCCAGTATTCTCCTGCCCTGCGTATTGCTTAATAGAAGCCCCTGTAGGGCCATGAAGCGGTTTGTGGCTCTCTTGGTTGCCTCTTGCCTGCTTTGCGTCTCCTCGCCCTCGTAACCGCCTACAGCGAATAGATTAGCGGATCTGGCATTAGGGAAAGGAACACCCGACAATCCATGATACCTGGATATGTCCTCAATGAACCTCTGGGTGGCATCATATTCTTTCTCTGTGAGAGAACGCCAATCCTGAACTTTTTTCTTTTTAGACAACAGGTGAAGATTGTATAACCGTCCTACTTCGCTTCCGAGTAGTGGATTGTTTGCTTGGTCTAATGGCAAGGGTTTGAACTTAACAACCACGTTCCCCTTTTTGTCCTTTTTGTTAAAGTATTTGCCATTGTGTCTGGCTCGTGCATCCAAGACCACTGAGCGGTTTTCCTCTGCCTCCTTGGCCGATATGTAGTCTTTGGCTTCCTTGCTTCTGGAAAGCCTTCCTGACTTGGTGCGCATACCGTCTTTACGAGGTCTGCCGCCTTTTTTCAGTTTTAGTCTTCGCCGCTTTGAAGGTGTGGTCATTTATTTCCGCCTAGTTTAGAACTGTAACAAGTACACCGTCTTTGGCTTTGAACTTCACACCATTAGCCGTGTATCCGGTCGCCCCTGCCCTAAGTGCCTGTTTTGCACCATCGCTTAAAATCTGGCCTCTTAATTCTTCAATATCGAACCCATAAACGCGCTCTAAATACCTTAGAAGCGCATGGTCACTTACTCTTGGCTCTGGGGTCGGTTTGAGGCGCTTTCTTAGTTCTTTGGCTATTTCGTCCAATAGGATTGAAAACTCTCTTACTAGCCCTTCTGCCTCCTGCTTTGCGGACATGGTTTTGTCACGCTCAGCTTGGAGTTCTGTAACTGTCATCTTGCCGAAGTTTTCCCGCATCACACCACCTTTAACCAGTTGATTGCATCTTCAGGGCTTCGAAGGGTTACAACTGGACCACCCCGCCAAGTATCAAAAAATTCTTGCTGCTTTTTCGTGTACTCGTTCTTGCGACCTTTCATTGACGGGTCTTTGCATTCCCCAATGTAGGTCTTGCCCCGATACCCAATCAGAAGGTCCATAGGTTGATCTGTAAGCGCGACTGAACAACCAGACTTTCTAAGCACTTCGACAATTCCAGGTTCTACAGCATCGCGTCTTTTCGCATACCTATTGAGGCTCATAGTAACGCCTCCTGTTCTGGCTCTGGTTCTTAGCTATTGCCATTGTTCCGTGTCCCTTACCCCACATTTCAGCAGCCCATTTGATCTGGTTGGAGCCTAGTATTCGACTACGCATTGGCGGACTCCATTGATTTGATTAGACACTCACGGGCTTGGGCTTTGAAACGCTCGTGGGTTTCCTTCATGTCGGGTAAGTTGCTTGGCGGTTGTTCAGACTCTTCAACCGCAACCTTGGCCGCTGCAATTTGCGCTTTGGCCTTCTCCAGCATCTTTTGAACACGGGCCTTGCTCTCTGGCGTTATCCCTGCCCTGATTGCTTTGTATCGTTCATTCTCGGCTATCTCTTCAGCTATTCTCGCTGCCTTTGCCTTACGTGCTTGGAGCGTTCTTTCTCGTTCTGCATCCGCCTCAATGAGTTCCCGCGCAGTATTGGCTAGTTCCTGTGGTGAAGGCACAAACTTACCGCCACCCCGAATGCCCTTGCGGTAAAGCTTGGTCGCCTCCGTTACAGCCCATTCAGGCAAGCCCTCGACATTTTCCAGGTACGAAGCAACCAAAGCATCGCTCAGCCCTCCCTTGTTTTCGCTATGAAGACCGGAAGCAAACAGCGAGGCTATGTGCTTTGAGGCAACAGCTGTTGAAATTGGTTGCAATGAATATTTAGCTACTTCGTTCATCCTGATAAGCTCCCAGCTCTGGCGAATTTCTCGACCATCGTTTCTGAATTTGATTTTTTTGATTGCGCCATCCAATCGGGATTGAATCCTTGCCAGCCGTTCATAATCATCATTTCGGCGGCTTGGTTTGGAATGCCAGTTTCCTCAAACTGCTTGGCTAGGAGTTGGGCGGCGCGTTCCGTAAGGGGCTTTCGAAGAGACTTGCGGTGTTCAATTACCGCCTGTGCAAGGTCGTTATCCAAAACCCTGCAAAGTTCATTGAGGCATGGATTTTCTTTTTTGGTATTTTTTTCTTTTCTAACAGGATTACTATCAGGTAATGGTTTGCCCTCTAGGGCAACTGTGGGACTTGCCCTTTTGGGCAAATGCAATTGCCCCTCAGGGCAAATGGGAACACGTAGGTCACAGTACCATTTTGTACGGTCCCGGTTGTCCTTGTTGTACTCGCTTACAGAGATATATTGCGCGTCTTCCAAACGCTTCAAAGCGGTTCGGATTTGTTTCTCTGAGAGATACGGATATTGCTTCCGCCAAGCGCGAACGCTGTTGTATGTCCATGCCTTTCCATCGTGAATATTCTTCCCGTTGGTTCTGGCTTTTTCACAGTAATGTTGGATATTTTTGTATATGGTCGCAGCGATTACACCGACT